CAAACAAAACAGAAGGTGTGTCCATCGGTGTACAAACTATTGCCATCAGATGACCCACACTCTTCACAAGGTATGTGTCGTTCAAACTCGCTGGTCATATCAACCAAGCAAGTGGAATGTTGGACCATGTTGTCCAAGGTATATTCAGTTTTTCGCAGTACTTGGCGTACGTCGTCTTAGATTTTTTGCTGATTTTATTAAACGGTGCTTGAAACACCATACGAAGATCTATGTCAGGATTCTGTTCTTTGACAGCCTTTACCTTCCTACGGTCAGCACTATCCCAATAACCTTTGCATTCCAACCAGACCCCGTTTGGAAGAACGAAGTCTGGCGTATAGGAATGTTTGATTACATACGGGACCTTGGTGCTTTCGTATTCATACTTGACACCTAGCTCGACAAGAAGGTCAGCGACCTTCTCCTCCAGCCCAGATCTGAATGCCATCTACATTGATTGATTTTTTGATGTAAGAAACGCCGCGATACTTCAGTTGCTGCTCACGACGAGCAGCGCTTTGCTCACGGACCCGTTGACGAAGTTCGACTGTAGGCATGATTAAACATTGAAGTACCTAACCCCCGTTCCATGGTTAGGCGTCATGCGTCCCGATTGGGATGAACGTACGTTTCTTATCCGATTGCTGGTGCTTTCAGCGCGACAGGGGTTGTGTCAGCTGATGCAAGATCCAGCGGGAAGTTATGTGCATTCCGCTCATGCATAACCTCAAAGCCGAGGTTGGCACGATTCAGAATGTCAGCCCAGGTGTTGACCACATGTCCTTGAGCTTGGATTGATTGGTTGAAGTTGAAACCATTGAGGTTAAAAGCCATGGTGCTAACACCGAGAGCTGCAAACCAAATTCCAACCACCGGCCAAGCAGCAAGGAAAAAGTGCAAGCTGCGGCTGTTGTTAAAAGAAGCGTATTGGAAGATAAGACGACCAAAGTATCCGTGGGCAGCCACGATGTTGTAGGTCTCTTCCTCTTGTCCAAATTTGTATCCATAGTTTTGACTAACCTCTTCCGTTGTTTCACGGATCAGACTAGAAGTCACTAGGGATCCATGCATCGCGCTGAACAGGGCACCACCAAAGACACCAGCCACTCCCAACATGTGGAAGGGGTGCATCAAGATGTTGTGCTCCGCTTGAAACACGAGCATGTAGTTGAACGTCCCAGAGATTCCAAGTGGCATACCATCCGAGAAGGAACCCTGACCAAATGGATACACCAAGAAGACTGCAGTAGCAGCCGCGACTGGTGCGCTGTAAGCGACGAAGATCCATGGCCGCATTCCTAATCGATAGCTAAGTTCCCACTCGCGTCCCATGTAAGAAAAGACGCCAATGAGGAAGTGGAAAACGACGAGTTGATATGGACCCCCGTTGTAGAGCCATTCATCAAGTGTATTAGCTTCCCAAATTGGGTAGAAGTGAAGTCCGATGGCATTGCTGCTCGGAACGACGGCTCCCGATATGATGTTGTTTCCATACAACAAGGAGCCGGATACTGGTTCTCTGATTCCATCAATATCGACAGGTGGCGCTGCGACGAACGCCGTAATAAAACAAATGGTTGCGGCTAGAAGGCATGGAATCATAAGGACACCAAACCAGCCAACGTATAGACGGTTGTTAGTGGACGTCACCCACGCGCAGAAGTCCTCCCAGGTGGAAGACCTCTGCTGTGCAATAGTTGCAGTCATAGCGGGATTAATTAATTACCTGAACCTCCCACCCGCCGCAATTAATTACTTTTTCTTAGCTGTCTTAGCAGCCCGCTTGAAGTTAGATGCGGTGGGCGCACCTTTGCTACCAGGCTTTCTCATCTTTTCTCCACTACCACCAGCAATACGCTTACGCTTGGCGTGGATGTTTGCATACAATCCAGGTTTAGCCATTTAGCATTTCCATTTACGAAGAGCAAGTGCTTTACGGGTAGGTCTACCTTTGGAATCCTTCATTGGACCCTTGACCCCACCCATTCGTGCACAGAATGATTTTTTACGCTTACCGCCACCAGGCTGTGGAGCCTTGAGGTTTGATCCGGTCTCACGATTGTATTTTTCACGGCCAGCTTTTGTCAGTCCTCCGGTTCGGGACTTGTGCTTACCGATCTTCAGACTGACATTGTTAGCCATTACTTTTTCTTGGTTCCTTTCTTAGGTGGACGGCCTTTCTTTGTACCGTACGTTCCTGGTCCTTGTGGCATTACCAAACTCCGGGGATAATTTGTCCAGTCAAGGCATACGCACCTAGCGCAGCCATGACACCTAGCATTGCCAGGCGTCCATTGAGCATTTCTGCTTTTTCGTTGTGTGACACAGTGTATTTTTCGTCGAAGGTCATAGGTGGTTCAGAAGGCCAGATTTGAGTGTCATTCATCAGAAGTCATCCTCTACGGTTTGAACATTCGGATCGTTTGCTTTGAATCCTTCTGTCTTACCGAACAGTTGTGCGACATCTTCCGGTGCCATGTCACCAGTATCAACACTGGCATTTCCGTTACAAGTAACGACCTGCACACCAACCAACTTGAGAGACGTGCCGTAAGTAGTCTGATCCTTCAGTACATAAGGCTTTTGATAGAACGCAAGTTTTACTTTGCTTCCAGAGTAGACTGGTGTACGAACATCAGTGATAGGTGAACCTTCCGTATCGACAACAGGAGGTTTAGTCTCTTCGTTCCAGCTGAACTTGACAATATATTTGTCTTCAGCAACTTCTTCCCAAGGCTCAGGACGAAGAACAGAACGCTTGGGATTCTTCAATTTCGACTCAGCCCATTTGAGTGAATCGGTTCGATCATCTTCTAGTTTATTGATCAGATCTTGATCAACTACGGCTTTAAGTGAGTAGCCATATTGAGACGGTTGCATTACTGCCTGATAACCTTCAAGGATTACAGGCTCTTCAGTAACAAAAGTGTTTCGTGCCATTAACAAAAGAAATATGTAGATTCAATTACTGACTCAGGTTGAAGTGTGTCAATAATCGGTGGTTCAGATTCAGCGCCAATCTGTTGCGCCCAATCTGTTAAGTAGTCATGCTCCGCAAATAAATACATGTATGTTTCACGAATGATCTCTGAAAGAGCATCCATGTCAGTAGCACGACAAAGTACCGAGTCGTGTATGAGGGAAATCGGAGCGTTGAAGCGTGTTGCAGATAAGTGAAGTAGTGACGCATCAAGCGAGTGGATTAGGTTGGGTGCGGTTGCATTCTTGTGGTGGTTTTTATCAACTTGATCTGTATGACCGTCAGCCACCTTGATTTGACAACGTCCTAATAATTGAAGCTCGATTCTCTTTATGTCTTTCTTCATTAGCTTTTGTGTTACCACAAAGCCTGAAGGTGTGACCCAAGAGAGTTCAGTAGCTCCTCTATCGATAGCCGCGGCCACCTCAGATTCAATCCACTTCATTACACGCATAGGACCAGGAACAATGACGTTCATGGCATCACGTACAGCTTTGACAACAGCAGTGAGATCTTCCTTTTCAACTTCTACACCTTTCTCAGCTAATGCTTCGCGGATATATCCTCGATTACTGAAAGGTTTAGCGTTGTAAGGAACAGTCATCACTGTTCTTTTTGTTGTCTTTCTGTCCATGTACGGCTGTAGATGAACAGGTACGTGAGGTTTAGCTTCTTCAGCTATCACCTTGTAAGCATCTTGTGGTCTTTCACTGGGAATGACATTGACCAACTTTGCTGTGCTTTTATCTCTTGCCAATCCAGCGAGAATTTGTAGCCCACTGCATGTAGCATCAACGGCGACAGGCAAGTTAGTGTACTTACGAGTACGCTTGATGACACAATGATAGTATTCATCACAGGCAGCAAGGAAAGTCCAAGGCTCGTCAGCTCCTTCCCATTCAGGTAGGTATCTGATTGGATGTTCTGCAATACGTGTAATTAGATCTAGGTTTTCAAGCGTCCATGTGAGGCGTTCAGTAATGGTGTCTTTTGTTCTGCCATATGTAGTGGCACATTGAAATGACAACCAATACTCAGCCGCTTCTGTCATCGGCGCATGATTGTGAAACTTTAGTAGTGATTTACCAAAGTCTGTATCTTGTGGTGTGAGAAATGCTGGGATTGGATAAGCTCTTCCACGGTAGTCAAATGACCACGGAATGAAAAATTTATCTACATCCTTAAATCTTTCCACCGCATTCATTGTCATCCGTGTTCGACATGACTTTTTGAATGCTTGTGCGTTGATATTACAAACCTCTGCTGCCCTCCTACGGTAGTCCTTACGGGACTCCGCATTGTTTGCGATGTCTACAGGCTTTGGTGGCAGAGGTATCTCAATAATCGGAATGAATTTTCCGACTTGCATTTGTTGTCTTTGTAATGTCTCAGCGACCTCAACAATGAACGGGTTCAGGGTATAAGCAACTTTTTGAATCCGGTTAAGGAATTCAACGGGTTGTTCTCCCTGTATAAGGGAGGGGTTTCCCCGACGCACCATGTCGTAGCCGCGCATCACCTCATTGAGGATGTATCCGCCGTGCTTACCTTCAGGTGTCCAGTCATTCGGCTCGACCAACATCGGCCACGCCAACGGGCTGAATAGCTCCGCTTGCGCCATAATCTCGTCCTTAACGGATAAGAACTCAGGCGTAGGACACACTTCATTGATTGTTTTGCGTCCTTGTCTGCGAAGGGTCTTCGTAAAGTAGTTACTGACTTCACAAATGCAGTCCAGCAACCAACCCCCAAGCTTGACCCTGCTGGTTTGATTCCAACCTTTCCAATAGTCAACGTCATAACGCTTCATCAAAGTTTTGATGACCGTGACCTTTTGAGTCGTTCCTATTGAACGGTGAAAGTAGTTGTCCTTTAAGGTCTTAAGAAGACCAGGTACGTTGCGTTCATAGTGACGCATCATGCACTCATTTTCGACCGCTTGACCAATTGCAGCGGTCACATTCGCGACTGTTGATTGACCTGGCTTGACGCTAAATACCTTGTCAAAGGTTACTTTTAAAGTAATAGCTGCGGCTGCTTCGGGTTCAAGATCTGCGAGATATTGAATGATTTCAGCAAACGCAACTCCTGCATTTCCTTGTCTTATCCGAAGGTGAGTGTCTTGAATACGTGCAACCACAAGAGGGAGCAACTGATCAATAGAAACAACTCCGTAAACAGAAGCACTCGCATAACTCTTCTCTTCAAGCTTGTAAGTGTTGTCTCGTAGCTCTTTTAAACCTTGTCTGATTTGCTCTCGTTCAAGAGCTATTTGTTCATCAATCTGTGCTGGTGTTGGCAATCAATCTCACGGTAGTGTTGTCATTAGTCTCAAACTTCTTCTTAGTGCAATCGTTTGCTAAGTGAAGAAGTCAGTCATAAGTAAAGGCCAGGGTTTTACCCCTGACCTTGTCCAAAAGAACGTGATTGTGGACAGTAGTACCTGAAACTAGCGCGTCTACCAATTCCGCCACATCCGCGGGCAGATCCCATGCTATGACTGGAGTCTTAGCGGGATACGATCACGAGACAGCCGAGAGGCTTTGTCTGATCGATGTGTCCAGAGTAGCAGAATGGCGTTGGTAGAACCGTTAGTCAGGGGTTACAGGCGTGTACCGATACGACTTTGAGCCTCAGCCAGTTGGTTGTGGTCAATGTGCGTGTAGTAACCGATCGTGGTGCTGATTTGTGAGTGACCAGCGATCTGCCTTGCCTTCTCAGGGTGAACGTCATTCCAAGCCATCCACGTGATGCCTGAGTGGCGGAGACAATTAGGTGTGAACTTTGGATCAACACCCGCATAGTCCCTCACGTAGCTGAACTTGCGCCGTAACGTTTCTTTGTCCAGGTAGTCACCCCAAATGGGAAGCGTCGGATGATCCTTTAAGTCTTCTGCGTACTTGGTAAGCATTGGCAGGAGACGATCACCACTGGCTGAGTCCTTCGGGATGTAAATATCCCGTGCACGACAGCCACGCTTGACCTTGAAGTCAGGACGACGACCAATCTTGATGTAAGGAGTAGGAACCCCCAAAACAAGATCACGTGGTTGAATCTGAGACCATTCGTGGTGGCTAGTACATGTGTAGGTAGCCAGCCAAATAGCCTCAGCTAACACATCCTCGTTACACGTCTTGGCACAAGCATGTAGATGATCAATCTCAGCAGGTGTGAGAATGATGCGTTCTACTCTGTTGTTCCGTACGGAATCAAAGGAATACCGTCCTTGGTAATTGAAGTGTGATTGATGGCGAGGATTGCCTGGCTCAATTTTAGATCGGTCAATGCAGTAATTGAGGCATGTTTGCACTGATGCAATGATCTTTTTGACGGTTGTGTTCGTGTGATTGTGAAGCCCATAGCAGTAATCTGTTTTGAGTTCATCGATCGTTCCTTGATTGATGTCAGCAATACGCATACCTCGTGACCAAAATTGAGTCGCATGATTTGCGTTAATGCGGACAGTCTTGGATGGTGGGTGACTTACCTTCCACGTGTCCTTGTATCGGACCGTGTAATCAAGTGCTTGACCCCATGTAAGGAATTCAGCCATTGAGTTGGGTAGATAGTTGTTTGGCAAGGTTGCGTCCCTGCTGTGTAAGTCGCAGGTAACGCAGGCGTTTGTTTGGTTGGTACACCTCCTTTGTGATCAGGTTGAGGCCTCGCTTTGGATTGCTGCGGTGCTGACCAGTGAGCCACGTTGTGGTACGGGACATGCTGGCAGCAGTCAGACCAAGTTCTTCCTGTAACTCTGCTGTAGTGCAACCGTCAGGACGGGTGGCTACGAACAAGAAACAGGAGATGACCTGAGCAGGCATCTCAACGTCAAGAACGCGGAGAGTCTCGATGACGCCCAACAAGCGGAGCATGTCGGAGCGGGTACCGATGTTTACTGCGTCCATGACGACAGCGAGGACAACGACAGAAGTCTACACGATACTTGCCCAAGTGCAAAATGACACAATGTGGCTCGGTCCATAGGTCAAAGAAGGATAGTTCGTCCTTAGAAATACAAACGTCAATCAATTAAGGCTTTTTTAATAGTTGTTCGCGGAGATTGTACGCACGAGACCCGACAGGCAGGTCCTCGTTTTCAAGCAACCTTAGGAATCGTTCATCCTCCAAACATAGTTTGTAGAAACGCTCAGCTACTGCGTCGTAACAGTACTCACTAACGCTTACTTCCAACAGGGCACATGTGGCTTTGAGTAAACGCGCACATTCAGGTGCCATGTTAAAATTGATACGCTTCATAGGCTTGATAGTTCACCTAGATACAACGCTAGTGTCGTCGATCAATTGTTCAGTAGCCAGTGATACGATCTCGTTACGATGTTCATGTGCTTCAAGTTCCTTGACAAGCCGTGCGACCAAACGTTCAGCTGTCTTCTTGCTCATCTTCATAGTCTTCAATGTCAAGTTGGGATACGAAATGGATTTGTTCAGGAGTACAAACGGTGAACTCAATCCCGTCCTTCTTCATCAACTGCTTGACTTTATTTTCAGCAGCTGATTTCCGTTGATACACATACTCTTTGACCTTCTTTGTTTCAAGGTCAGATTCTCTGATCACACAACAAACGTTGCTTGGTAGTTCCCAAGCAGCGATCTTGAAGTCCATGATCTCATCGTATGTGTGTGGCAGAAACAACTCATCAGGTGCGTCCTTGAACTTCTGCCAGTTGTTTGGAAAATACTTCTTACCACTCATCTGTTCTAATTACGTCCTTTAGTTGTGCTTTACGGTTAGTGGACAACTCAAAAGCAGCCCAGGCGGCGTGTTCTAAGTCGGGAGCGTAGACATACTCTGTCCAACGTTCCTCACCGTCTTCCAATACGACCATGTATTCATCAAGATTCTGTTTTCCCAGTAGTGGCATCGGCGTCCTTGGCTCGTGATTGTGAACGTTTGCGGGCAGGCCGCGGCTTAGGTAGATACACCTCACGCTTTACAAGAGCTTTGTATCGCGGCGTCCATGGATGATTGGGGAAGTGATGCAACCAACAACCAATGGCGTTCTTGATCAACCAATCATCTGTCTTTTCTTTTGTCATTGTTTAATAAACGATCTCCTATCCAATGTGTGAACGATGTTGAGTAACTGCGTCCGTGTGATTAAACCCTTGTGATAATCAGCAAGGGCGACACACTGCAGCTCTTTGATCTGCTGTTGTGTCATGTGTCCGTGAGATAAGACATGAGGGGTGATTCCCTCAAATAACCAACCACATGTGTGACCATGTGGAATGGTTGTTAGTGAGAATCAAGCGTTGCGATTGAAGAAGTAAGTATTACCTTTGAAGTCCATGTCGTAATAGTCATGTCGCAATGACTGATACCACACGAGTTCAAAGTCAATCGCGTTCCTGTAGATGTCAGGCATGTCATCCGTTGGATAGACATCCTCACACCATTCTTCTGTGTACTTGGTAGTGATGTGGTCACCCACACCTTCCCATTCACCAGAGAATGCATCACAGAACTGCTCAGCAGTTGTGATACCTACATGTGAATCAAGCATCTTGATAAATGCATCGTACTCAGCTTCATCAATGATGAATGAAGTTAGAGTCGAGATCTCCTCAATCAATGCTTGAGTGTCTGCGTCCTTGCTGTCATACCAACGCTCGAAGCGCTCGGATGAAGCAACAAATGCAGGCGAGAGCGTAGCCATGTGTGACCTAGTGTAACAATAAAGGGACGAAGTCCCAGACTGCAGCAGGGCATTGCACCCTGCATGTGAGCTATGACTCAAGCAGTGATAGGCATGTCGGATGCACTGAGTCCACGGAGTGGAGTGCAGCTACCGAGTAGCCGTGTCTTGCAATCGAAAGGCAAGAGGTTTGTGTTAACCCAGAAACCAAGGCTCATGTTTGGGTTCATGAGAAGGTTGAGGATTGCACGACGGCTAACGCAGTCGTACTCGTAGATGTTGCCTTTGGCGTATGCAACTTGCACAACACCACGCAACGGATCAACGACCATACGCTC